TATAGATGATTGGAATAAGGCCCAGTCCATGTTTGGGTTAGACTGGGCCTTTAAAAAATAGAACTACGAGAGATCAATCAGGGTTCTTGTAATCATAAGCGTTCATGAAATCATACTTGAATGTAACATCCAGAGAATGGAAATCATTCGTAGCATAATTAAATTCTGCAGCCGCCCATTTTGTAGGGTATACGCCATAAAGCTCAATCGTAGAGTGAGGTGTCATAGTATTATCAAGCATTACAATCTCAACTTTATCAGCTTTAAAGGTAGAACCAGCACCACCACCAGGCTGAGAACTCTTTGTCATCTCGCCTGTAATAGGATCGTAAGTGTGCTTGAAGAACTTCCAAAGATCTGAAGCAGTTTCTCGTAAGTAGAGGTTATCAAACGTAACCATGAGATCTCCAGGAGTGTTCTTTCCTGGGTAGAAAACCTTATCATTGACACGGTTAACTACGATAGCCTCATTGGAATACTCAATACCGCTTACTTTCTTAGCAGCTAAGGTAAGATCGTTCTGATTTGTAACGTCTGAGGGGAGACCAAAGAAATGAATCTCAAATTGGTATGCTCTTACTGAATCTAAATCAGTAGAGATAGTAGGAAGACCTTGCCCTGGGGTAAAGTTCCTGTCGTATTTACTCTTGTAATATGATGTTGCCATTATTAGTTATTCTCCTAAAGAGTGCCGAGATCGGCTGCTTGGTTGGTGAGGTTAATCTCAAAGATAAGAATCTCAGCAGTTTTTGTGGGCTTGACGATAACCTTTGTCCACATTTCGTTTCTATCAATTCTTACTGGGGTATTAGTTGTTTCATCGCAAACAACGCGGAACTCTGTGATTCCTCTACGTCTACGAATGTCATCCAAGAAGGGGTTTACAAGACCTTCTACCTGTGACCAAGTAAAGGTATCATTCGGCTCAAAGATAAACCTCTGGCAAGAGTTAACAATAATCTTTCTGATATAAATCATCAAGCGTCTAACATTAATTCTATCTAAAGCAGTTGCCTCTCTCTGTGCTGTTCTTTGACCAAAGATTGTGATACCTTGTTGGGGGAAATTAACAATCGGGTTGATACAATTTCCTCCACTGTAAAGGCTATCTCTATCTCCTTGATTCAGTTTAACTTCAACATCCGTAGGCTTGCTGAGTCTACCACGTTGGAATCCAGCAGGAGCAAACCAACTATCAGCTACGGCATCTGTGTATGCAAACTGTCGGGCTGCAAAGATCGAAGGGTCATACCACCTATCTTTTCCATCGAAAGTACTAAAAACTTTAACCCAAGGCCAGTAAATAGCAGCATATGAGCTATTGATAGCAGAGGTTCTGGACCCAGCAGTGCTTGTTGACTGCCCATTTGTCCATTGAATTGCGTCACTAACAGTTCCGATACCATAAGGAGGTGAAACAAGAGCCATAAAGTTTTGGCTTGTTTCAGCCAAAGTGATTAAAGCATCCTGTACAGTCTGAGTTTGGATTCCAGGAACAAGCGCGATGCCCACATTAAGTACAGGGTCATCAAGAACCTGCATACCTGTTTTCGGTTCAACGGAGGCATTACCAATCAGCGCATTTGCAGGAGCATCGCCTGTTCCAACACCGTCGTTTCCACCCGCTAAAGAGGTTGCGGTAGATTGAAGGAGCTTATTCCAAATCCCGCCACTGGAAAGGAGACTCGTTGTTGTAACCGCTGTTCCAGTTCCATGCTTAGTAGTCTCCCCTGGCAGCAAAACTTGTGTAGTCATTGAAAAATCCGTAGTTCCTGCAATCGCTGACATCTTGGAAAGGAAAGTGGATCCCGCAACTGCTGCCGTGGGTTGGTCATTTGCAATAATATTTCCTTTAATGATATCTGATGTAAGGTTGGTAGCTCCCGTATTAATCACATCCTCGATAAAGGCACCTGATCCGACTAGACTTACTTTGAAAGTTTCTTGTGCTGTGCCATCTTGGTTAATTACAACACTCATATTCTGTCCACCAAACTGACCGACAGTTACTGAGTTTCCACTGGTGGTTCCATCTTTGTTAGTCCCTGCATTATAACCTGCTCCAGGGTATAGAGATTCGAGTTCATATGCAACCGAATTAGCGCCTTCTTTAATATAAGAGGCACCGTAAACGCGGACTGCGGAAGCGAAGTTAGGCATTGCTCCATAGTTAGCCGTCGCACCGTGTGTAGCCGAAAGAGCAATAAGAGCCGAAACTCCGCTAGCTTCATTAAAGGAGGTTCCACTGCAAGCGGATACCCCTAAAGAAGCTCCTGACCCAGCAAAGCTACCAACGATAGCTCCTGAAAGATTAATCCCAGCGGTCAGAGACCCAGGGCCTGCGACCACCCCAACAACGTCAGCATCTAGATCGCCTCCAATAACAGCTTTTAACGCAGCAGCCTGACTCGTTGTAGACGTTCCCGCTGGAACTGAGTAGTCTCTGCCTGTGCTATTATTATCAGTGTATTGAGCAACACCATCGTTGTCGTAAGCTTGAATTCTGAAAGTGATTGCTCCTCCTGGCTCACCAGGAGTTCCTGTACCCTGAGCTATTCCCCAACCATTTAAAGCCATCCCAGCGGCAGCAGGGGAACCCGACACAAGAAGGGCAGGACATACGCCCATACCCATAGTAGCAGAAGCATCAGCAGCAGTCGTAGAATCAGCGGCTCGAATAAAGTAAAGCTGGTTCGTTGTCTCTAGGACCTCTAACCCTCCTTCAAGGGCTTGACCCGTAAGAGCTTCAGAGGGTTGTCCGAAGGTGCGAAGAAGCTGGTTCTGGCTTGTAATTAAGGTTGCCTTATTCGTAGGACCTTTAGGCGCAAAACCGACAATACCCACAACCGATGTATTGATTGATGGGGTGTATTCTGAAATATCTTTTTCAATGGTGTAGACACCAGGGC